AAGTAAAACATATTAAATTATTTAATCCAATGGACGATTATTATGGTTTATCGCCTATTCAATCTGCGGCTACAGACATAGATCAACATAACTTAGCAAATAAACATAATGTAAACTTATTACAAAATGGAGCAAGACCAAGCGGTGCTGTTATCTTTAAACCAAAAGACCCAACAGGAGCACAGATACAATTATCAGATTTACAAAGAAACCAATTAATGAATGACCTTACACAAAGATTTAGTGGAACAGGTAATGCTGGTAAGCCAATGTTATTGGAGGGCGACTTTGATTGGAAAGAAATGGGTTTAAGTCCAAAGGATATGGACTTTATACAACTTAAAAATATGTCTGCAAAAGATATAGCATTAATTTTTGGTGTACCAAGTCAGTTAATAGGTATTCCAGATGCACAAACTTATTCTAACTTTGCAGAAGCTAAATTAGCATTATACAACGAAACAATTATTCCTTTACTAGATAGAATACAATCAGATATGAACGAATGGTTGGTACCAAAGTTTGGTGATGATCTGGAACTAAGATATGACATTGACTCAATACCAGCAATGGCAGAACAAAGAACTAGAGTGTTTGAGTCTGTAACGCAAGGTGTACAGAATGGTATTTTAACTAGAAACGAAGCTAGAGAACAACTTGGTTATGAACCAATAGAGGGTGGTGATAGTTTATTAGTACCAGCAACTTTAATGCCTTTAAATGTAGCTGGTGATGAATCACAACCAGATGTTGATGAAGATATACCAGAAGAACCAAAAGTTGAAGGTGATTTAGAAAATGCTGACTTGTCAGAACAAAAACAAGAAATAACAAATTTTCCAAAAAGAGGTGATAATAAAAAAATTAGTTTAAGAAATAGTGAAAGACCACAATTTGATTTTAACTTCGCACAAAATGTTAAGAACGATAATCCAAAAGTTTGGAGAGCAGGTGGTAATATTAGAGGTAACGAAGCATTTAATTTATGGGCCAAAGCCAGAGATGGTGTAGAAACACCTGCAGTATTAGATTGGATCAAAGAACGAGAATCGTGGGCGGCAAGACATTTTAGAGATGGACAACAATTTAGAGGTGGTAAAGAACCAAACCTATCAAGTGTAGCTGGTGTAGTTGCACAAATGAAATGGGGTGTAATTGGCAATCTTGGTAAGCAAGGAATGAAAGATGTTATTTTAGAAGTAATTAAAAAAACAGAGGGTAGAAAAAACTTTGATGATCTTATTGAGATAGAAGCAACACAAGAGTTTGACGAAGAAAAACAATTATCAGCAAGAGTAAGAGATGCCTTAAAAAAGAAAGTTGATGAACATAACGAGAAGTATGGCGACAGAAGAGGTAAAAGAGTTACCTTGAGAATGTTAGGCGCTGTATTTAGAAGAGGTGTAGGGGCTTATAGAAACAATCCAGCTTCTGTAAGACCAGGTGTACGGAGTGAAGATCAATGGGCTTATGCCAGAGTAAATGCGTTTTTATTTGCTGTAAGAACTGGCAGATTTCAAGGAGGAAAGTTTGACCTAGATTTATTACCATCTGGACACCCTTTAGCTACATAATGAAACAAATAGAAACAAAATTATTTATAGAAGAAGATAAATCAAATAACGAATGTAATATTGTAATTAGAGTATCTTCATTACCGACTAAACAAGATGCTGTACATTTAGCAACATTTATTATGGCAACTAGATGTATTGATTTTTCAGATATTAATATATCCGATTACGATATGCCACCAAACACCACATTACACTAATGATAGTAAGTGAAAGACAGGTTAAATTATTCGGTGTTAAGAAAGTTGCCGAAAGAGAATGGCATAGGCAGAATAGATTAAGAGAACCATTTATTAAAAATTTTAATAGAGTTATGACCAATTATTATCGTAATTTAGCCAATGAAATCAACGAAACTTGGAAAACTGGCTCTATTTTTTTAATATCTTTAGACATGAATAGAAACCAAAAAACATTGCAAAATATCTTCAGAGTACAATATACAGTTATTGCTAACGCATTTAAAAATTACGCATTAGATAGAATGCAAAATGTAAAAGACTTTGATAGTGAGTTTGATAGAAAGTTAAACTTGTATATTGAAGAAAATGTTGGTACTATGGTAACTGACATCAATGAAACAACTAGAAATAGAATACAAAGTGTTATAAATAGTGGTTACAATGATGGGTTGTCTACTGAGCAAACTGGTAATGCTTTGCGTAATACCATTTTGGGTTTTGGTGCTTATAGAGCAAATTTAATTGCTCGTACAGAAACACACAGAACAGCTTCATGGGCAAACGAAACTGTTGCTGAGAATATGAATATCTCAGGAACGCAGAAAGAGTGGATTGCTATCCAAGATGCAAGAACAAGGGTAACACACTCAATCGCAAGTGGTCAGCGAATACCTTTAGACCAGAAATTCGTTGTTGGTGGTGAAAGATTAAAATATCCAGGTGATCCAAGTGGTTCGCCAGGAGAAACAATAAATTGCAGGTGTTCAGTAATTTATACAACGCCTGATTTTTTATAGGAGGAATTATGGAATTTATTTTAGGATTAATAGCAGGTTATGGTATCTGTAAATCAAATGATAAATGGGGTTGGTCAAAAAAGTTAGTTAAGAAAATAAAAGACATGAAAAAATAATGCCACTAGTAAAACCAAAAGATAAAGAAAAAAGAGATGACTTTATTGAGAGATGTATGGGAGATAAAACATCTGTACAAGACTTTCCAAAAAGAGGTCAAAGGTTTGCTGTGTGTAATTCACTTTACAATGCAAGGAATAAAAAGGAGGAATATTCAATGACAGATGTAGAAAAAATGGCTAGTGCAATCGGAACATTAACAGAAATTATTGCTAAAGGTGGACACAAGCCAAAAGAGAAAGACAAAGACAAAGATAAATCTTATCATGATGATGATGATAAAATGGGTCATGAAGAAGATAAACCAAAAGGTTCACATAAAGACAAAGATGTTTTTGCAACCGAAGATGAAGCTAGAGAAAGAGCAAAAGAAATTGGTTGTACAGGAATACACTCACATATGAGTAATGGTAAAAGAATTTATATGCCTTGTGGTACACATGCAGCTTATGATGAAGCTATGAAAGATAAAGGTGCTCATGAACCAGATGAAGAAAAACCTGGTAAAAAACCTGAAGATGAAATGGGTGGACATAAGCCAGACGAAGAAAGAGCATACCACAAAAAACCTAAAAAAAAATCACATACACATTGTAATGATGATGGTGAATGTCAATGTGATTCAGAAATAAAACAAATAGTTTTTGAGTCAGAAGTAAAATCAGATGCTAAAGGAGTATTTACTGGATATGGTTCTATTTTTGGCAATGAAGATCAAGGTAATGATATTGTAGCAAAAGGTGCATTTACAAAGTCTTTAGCAGAAAGACCAGCATCTAAAGTTAAAATGTTATTTCAACATAAAACAGATGAACCAATTGGTGTTTTTTCAGAAATATATGAAGATCAAAAAGGTTTATTTGTAAAAGGACAATTAGCTATGGGTACTCAAAAAGGTAGAGAAACTTATGAACTACTTAAAATGGGTGCTTTAGATGGTATGTCTATAGGATTTAAAGCTGATCCACAAAAACAAGGTTACAACGAAAATAAAAGAGGTATTAGAACTCTTAAAGAAGTTGACCTTATGGAGATTAGCTTGGTTACTTTTCCAATGAACGAACAAGCAATGGTTCAATCAGTAAAAGGTAACTCAAAAAGTATTCGTGACTGGGAGAAAATCTTGCGTGATGCAGGAGGTCTTTCACGAACAGAGGCAAAGATTGGTGCGAAAGCATTAGCTGAGTCTTTAAACCAGCGAGATGCTGATGAAAACAAACAGCTTGTAGCTTTATTACATAAAGTTGCAAGTATCATTAAACAATAACTTAGAGGATATAACAATGGACGATCAAGTTAAAACAGCTATTGAATCTCTAGGCAAAACTTTTGAAGCGTTTAAAGAAACGCACCAAGAGGAGATTAAGCAAATCAAAAAAAATGGTTCTGCTGATCCAGTAACATCAGACAAACTTTCTAAAATTGAAAAATCTTTAGACAAGTTAGAAGATGTTAACCAAATGGTGACGAAACAAAAATTAGCGCAAGATGAAGTAGCTGAGAGAGTCAAAAAAGTTGAAACTATGATGTCAAGACCTGAGTTTGGAAAAGCATATTCAAATGCTTCTTCACACGAAAAAAAGGTTTTTGACAAATGGTTGAGACAAGGCAAAGAAGCATTGGCACCTGACGAATTAAAGGTTCTTACTGCTTCTAATGATAATACAGCTGGTTACCTTGCACCACCAGAGTACGTGCAAGAATTAATCAAAGGTATTACAGAAATATCTCCTATTAGATCAATCGCTAGAGTTAGAAGTACAACTAATAGATCAGTGCAGATTCCAAAAAGAACTGCAACTTTTTCAGCAACATTTGTTGCAGAACAAGGGACTAGAAGTGAAACTACTGGCTATGCGGTAGGTTTAGAGGAAATACCAACACATGAATTATATGCGTTAGTAGACATTTCAGAGCAAGAGTTAGAAGATTCAGTTTTCAACTTAGAGCAAGAAATGAATAGCGAATTTACAGAGCAGTTTGCAAAAGCTGAAGGTAATGCATTCGTTAGCGGTAATTCAGTAGGTAAACCTGAAGGAATAGTAACAAACTCAGATGTAGGTGTAACAGCATCAGGTGTGTCAGCAAGTTTAAATGCTAACTCACTAATCAGTTTATACCACGCAGTAAAACCTGACTATTCTAGAAATGGAACATTTGTATTTAACAGAGCAACTTTAGCGGCAATTAGAAAGCTACAAGATGGTTCTGGTCAATATGTGTTTCAAGCAGGGTTCTCATTACAAGTCGGAGTACCTAACACAATTTTAGGATCACCTTATGTAGAAGCTACAGACGTAGCTGATCTAGGGTCATCTGCAAAAGCAGTCTTTTTTGGAGATTTCAGAAGAGGTTACTTAATTGTGGACAGAGTACAAATGTCTATTATGAGAGATCCATTCACTCAGGCAACATCAGGAAATGTACGATACATTGCTAGAAGAAGAATAGGCGGTCAGATAATTCTGCCAGAAGCTGTTCAAATTCTACAATGTGGTGCGTAATCATTTATAGGAGGATATAAAAATGGCAATGCGAGACTTAAAATCAGGATTGGCTTTAGACGAAAGTTTAAATGCAATCGTTAAAGATGCAGATACAAACTGCACAGCAGTTGATTCTCAAGGCTTTTCTTCTGTAATGCATGTAGTAAATGTTGGTGCGCCAGGGATTACATTCAGTACAACTCACAAAGTTGAGATTGAATTAGAACACTCTGACGACAATGCAACATTCACTGATGTAACATCTAATACAGATGTAACTGGAGGAACAGTTGATAGTAGTGGTGTTTTCCAAACTATTGATGCCAATGCGGACTGTAATAAAGTTTATGCTATTGGATATGTAGGCGGAAAAAGATACTCTAGAGTTGTATTAAACTTTAGTGGTACTCACGGAACTGGTACTATCTTTGGAGTAGTTGGCGTTAAAGGACACCCTTTACACGGACCAGCGGCTTCGGAAGCAAATGCATAATTAATATATTTGTGTGGGCGAGCAATCGCCCATACATTAAAATTAAATGGAGGATATTATGAAAGTTAAAATGAAAGTAGATGTTAAAGGTGCAGCAGGTAATGGTGAAACAACTATTCTTTACAAAGCTGGACAAACATACGAAATGAAAACAGATTTAGAAATGCAAATGGCAGGTGCTTGGACTAATGATGGTAGAGCAGAACAAGCAACAGCTAGTATGCAAAAGAAAGTTATTAAAGAAGAAAAAAAAGCTGAATCTAAAGTAAAAAAAGTAGCAAAGAAATTATTTGGTAAAAAGAAAAAGTAAAGGTTAAAAAATGTCAGGTATAAAAGTAGTAACAGCTTGGACAACATCAGCAGTACCAACCTCTACACAAAAATCTTTTATGCGTGTTGATTTTAGTGATGATGATACTTTAATTGGTGAACTTGTTAAAGCATCACAAAATGTTATTGAAACTTATCTAAATAGAGCAATAACAACACAAACATTAGAATTATACTTAGATAGATTACCTTTTTATTCAGATATAAATTATCCAGAGGGTACATTTACTGCCCCTGATTTAGAATATAATTCAAACTATATTGTATTACCAAAACCACCAGTAGCTTCTGTAACTCATGTAAAATACTTTGATGATTCAGATACAGAATATACTTATGCGTCATCAAACTATTATGTAGATACTATAAGTGATCAAGCTAGAATTGTTTTAAGACAAGGTAAATCTTGGCCAACAGTAACACAAACAAGAAATGCCAATGCTTATGTTGTAAAATATGTTGCTGGTTATGGAGGAGCAAGTGATGTTCCTGAACCAATAGTACAAGCTATAAAATTATTGACAGCACATCTTTATGAAAACAGAGAAGCAGTTACAAGTCTAACAGTAAATGCAATACCTTATACGATTGGTGCTATGCTACAACCTTACAGAATACTCAGACAACAAAGTATTTTAGGAGGTTAAAATGCCAAGTGTTTCTAGAGTAGGATCATTAAGAAATAAAATTACAATACAGAATACAGATAGAACTACAGATAATCATGGTGGTTTTACAACAGCAAGAAGCACTTATGTTACTGCTTTTGCAAAAATTACACCTAAAGCTGGTAGACAAATTTTTAATGAAAGCACAGGTGAAAGAGTACAGAACCCACATACATTTGAATTTTTGATTAGATACAGAAGCGGTATTACTACAACTATGCGTATTTTATTTGGTTCAAGAACTTTTGATATTGTAAAAATTAATGACGAAAATGATTATAATAATTTCATAACAATAACAGCTATAGAAAATGTAGGTACATAATGCAAGTAAGTATACAAGTAAAAGGTTTAAAAGAAGCTATGAAAGCACTTGATAAACTAGAAAAAAATTTAGAGCAACCTTTTAGAGAAGTAATTGCAGGATCAGCACAGCTTATAAGAGGTGAAGCTGTAAAGTCAATTCAAACTGGTCCTAAAACTGGTAGAATATATGAGAGATATAATCCTAGAAGAACTCATCAAGCATCAGCACCAGGTCAGGCACCAGCTAGTGATACAGGTAATTTAGCTTCTCAAATAATGGTTAAACAAATTGATCCAGATAATTATGAAGTACAAAGTAATGCATTTTATTCACCTTTTTTGGAGTTTGGTACATCTAAAATGTTAGCTAGACCTTTTTTATTTCCAGCTACAGAAAGAAGTAGGCCAAAAATTATCCAAGCTGTATTTAATAGAGTAGTAAAAGAAATAAAAAGGTTAGTAAAATGAGTGATCATAGTTTAGGTTTACAAAAAACAATATATGATGCTTTAGATGGTGATAGTACATTGCAATCTTTAGTATCAGATGTATATGATTTTATTCCAGAAAATGCCACATTTCCTTATGTTAAATTAGGTGAGGAAACTGCAGTAGATAATGGAACAAAAAGTTTACAGGGAAACGAACATACACTTGTAATTCATACTTTTTCAAGATATAGAGGTAGTAAGGAAACAAAAGAGATTATGAGCAGAATTTATGCTTTGTTGCATGAGTCAAGTTTATCTGTAACTGGAGCAAGTCTGGTAAATTTAAGATTTGAATTTTCAGATGTTATTAAAGAAAATGACGGATTAACTACTCATGGACTTCAAAGGTTTAGAGCAGTAATTTATGATAGTTAAAAATTATACAGGAGGAAAATAAAATGGCAGTACAAAAAGGAAGTAGCTTTTTATTAAAAGACAATAGTAGTGGAACAGCACAAACTATTGGTGGATTAAGAAGTACATCAATGACAATCAATGGTGAAACTGTTGATGTTACAAACAAAGATTCAGCAACATTTACTGGATCATCAGGACATGATATTGGTAGAGTTTTAGGTGCAAATATGGGAATTAGAAGTATGACTATATCTGCAAGTGGAGTTTTTACAGATTCAACAGGAGAAAATAATTTAAGAGGTGCGGCATTTACAGGAAGTGCTGTAAATTATGATTTAGTTTTCGGTGATGGTTCAGATGTAAAAGGTGCTTTTATCGTAACAAGTTACGAAAGAGCAGGTGAATTTAATGGTGAAGAAACATTTTCATGTACTTTAGAGTCAAGCGGTACAGTAACTTTCACTAATGCGTAATTATGGAATATAAGTGGACAAATGGTTGGCAAGTGATAAACTTTACAATTAATGACAATCAGTATCATGGTTTTATTAAAGTAACCAGAAAAGGTGAAATAACAATACAATGCAGAAAAGATGTTGATTGTCGTCCACTTGATAAAGTAATTGTAGATACATATCAAAATCTTATAGTGCAAAAAATTCTAATAACGACAAGTAGAGCAGAACTTCATTGTATCAAAGATGATACTGGAGAACTAAAAAAGTCAATACAAACAAAGAAAAAACTAAAAAAAGCACTAGGAGATGATAATGAACCAATACAAGGGTGATGTAAAAGGTGAACTAGGTGGAGAAGAAAGAACATTTAGATTAACCTTTGAATCAATAGTAAAAATAGAAAATAAGCTAAATAAATCTATTGTGCAAATGGCACAAGATATGTCACAAGCAAAATATACTTTTCAAGATATTTTAATAATATTACATGAAGGACTTTTAGGTACTGGTAAAAAAATACTACAAGAGTCAGTAGGTGATTGGATTATGAAATCTGGTATTGTTAAAGCATCTGAAACAGCTGGAATAGTATTAGCTTCTGCATTTACTGGAGAAAATAAGGAAAATGACGACCCTTTAGTGAAAGCGGAGAGCACTCAGAAAACTACCCAATCCAACAATACCTAGAAATAGGATTAGGTGTTCTTCGCATGACACCAGCTACATTTTGGGATTTATCACCTAGAGAATTTATGTCCGCTTTAAATGGATATTTATTAACAAAAGGTGGCAAAAGAAATGTACCTATGCTAAAAGATGAAATGAAACAACTTATGAGGAGATTTCCTGACTAATGGCTAATTTAACAACTATAAAGGTAAGTATTCAAGCTAATGCTAAGAATTTTAAAAAGAATGTTGATGATTCTAAAAAGGCACTTGATAAATTAAATAAAACTACATCTAAAGTAGCACCTTTACAAACTAAAGTAAGTAAAGGTTTTCAAAACTTAGCTGGTTCTATTGCGGCAGTACAAGGTCCACTAGGTCCAGTAGCAGGAAGAATATCATCTATAGGTGCAATCATTGGTAGAATAAACCCATTGTTTATTGTTGCAACTGCTGCATTTATAGGTTTTGGTTTAGCACTTAAAAAAACTGTTTCAGCAGGAACAGCGGCACAAACACAATTATTAAAATTAGATGCAATATTAAAAGCAACTGGAGATTCAGCTAAATTAACAAGTCAAGAAATACAACAACTAGCAGTTGATATTGGTAGAGATACTTTAGCAAGTGTACAAGGAGTAAGAGATGCGGCAGGAGTTTTGCTTACATTTAGAAGTATAACTGGTGATACATTTAGAGAGGCATTAAGACTTTCACAAGATTTAGCGGCAGTTGGTTTTGGAAGTATTAAAACAGCTTCATTACAATTAGGTAAAGCATTAGAAGAACCTGAAATAGGTTTATCTGCACTTCGTAGAGTAGGTGTAAGTTTTACAGAAGAACAAAAAGAATTAATTAAAGTTTTATCTCTAACAGGTGAAACTGCAAAAGCACAAGCATTAATATTAAAAGCACTTAAAGAACAAGTTGGTGGTGCTGGTGAGGGTGCGGCAGGTGGTTTAGCTGGAGCAATAGATACTCTAGGAGAAAACTTTACCTTATTTTTTGAAAGATCAAGAACAGGAAGAAAAATAATAAATAATTTAACAAGGGCATTTTTAGGATTAGCAAATGCTTTAGGTGAAAAAATTGTTCCTTTTAGAGAACTACCTGAAGATTTAGAAGAATTAGATAAACTTTTATTTGATAATATTGACAAGGTACATAAACTTTCAGACGAATTAAGAGAAGCTATTAAAAATAAAAGTAAATTTTTTGACTCTGGTGAAGCAAAGAAAAATAGATCAGAATTACTATTTAATATACAAATATTAAATGAAGAAAATGAGTCAATTAGAAAAAAAGTAGAGATATTAAAAAAAGAAAATAGCGAGAAAGAAAAAGCAAGAAAGATAGATAAAACTATTGACGAAACTAATGCCAAATTAGCAAGAGGCACAAAGAGAAGAATAGAAGATTTAAGAATAAAAGAAAAAGATAAACTTTTAACACAAGAATTAAGAAAGTTAGAAGATGCATTAATTTCTAAATTAGGTGAAGGACCAATTGCAAGAGCAAAAATTATTGCAATTATAGATGAAGAGAAAAAGAAAAGACAAGAACTTACAGAATTACAAAGACAAGAAATAGAAGCATTAGAAAGAGTAAAATCAATATCAACAGGTATTGGTAAATCTTTTGAAGATGCTGGTAGAAAAATTACAGATGCCTTTATTGAGGGTAAATCAGGTGCTTTAGATTTTAAAGCAATATTAAGAGAATTATTAATTGATATACAAAAAACAGTAATACAAGTTATATTTTTAGATAGATTGAAAAAATCAATAACTGGTGTAATATCAAATGTTCTAGGAGGTGCTGTACCATCTGCAACACCTGCAAATACATTTGATTTAGATCAAGCTGGTAGAATTAGAGGTGGTATTGCTACAGGTGGTTCTGTACAAGCAAATAATCCAAGAATTGTTGGTGAAAGAGGTCCAGAATTATTTGTTCCAAGAACTGCTGGTGTTGTAACACCAAGTAGCTTAACACCAGGTAAAATGGGTGGTGGACAACCAATAGTCATAAATCAAAACTTAAACTTTGCTTTAGGTGTAACTAATACAGTAAGAAGTGAAATAGCTAACTTACTACCAACGATACAACAATCAACTTTATCTGCGGTAAGTGATGCTAAATTACGAGGTGGTAAATTTGCAAAAGCATTCGGAGGATAATTATGGCAGTTTTTACACCATCATACCCATTAACATTTCCAACAAATGTTGGTGTGCAAACACAAAGATTTGCATTAACTAGAACAGTTGCAGTTTCTGCTTCTCCATTTACAGGACAAGAACAAGTATTCCAACATGAGGGTGAGATATGGTCTACTCAAATAACTTTTCCGCCAATGTTAAAAGATCAAGCGGCAGTAGTTTTAGCTTTTCTTTTACAACTAAGAGGTAGACGAGGTACGTTTAAAATTGGTGACCAAGACAGAAAAACAATACAAGGTGTAGCAACTGGTACAATAAGAGTAAATGGTGCAAGCCAAACAGGAAACCAAGTCGCTTTAGATGGTTTTGCTAATAGTACAAGCAATGTTTTTAAAGCTGGTGATTATATACAGATAGGTTCTTACCTTTATATGGTTACAGAAGATGTAACAAGTAATGGTTCTGGAGAAGCTAATGTAAGAATAGAACCAGCACTAAGACAAGGAATAGAAACAATAGCAGATGATGCAACAGTTTTGTACACTAATACAACAACAATTATGAGATTAGATAGTAATGAAACAGGTTGGGACACAGATCAGATAAGTAAATACGGCATAAGTTTGTCAGCTTCGGAGTCATTATAATGCCTAGAACTTTAAGAAAGATGATTGTAAAACTAAGAATGTTTTATTGTGATAT